GACAGCATTTTCTTCTTTGTATCTTCGGAATGGGGGATGCCGTTTGGTAGGAGAAATCCTTCCGTTTATTCGAATCGCTTATTTTTCTTTTGGTTTCTTCAGATGTCGAATGTCCGTCTTTTTGCCTCACTCATCTTTTTCTTGGTTTCTTCGGATTTAAAGGTGCCTAAATTCTTTCCGTTTATTTGAATCACTTAATTTTTTCTTATGATCTTCGGTTTTGGGGATACCGTTTATTCGAATCGCTTATTTTTCTTTTGGTTTCTTCAGAATGCGGTATACCTTTATGCGTTGTTCCTTTTAATGCGTCACTTATCTTTTTACGAACTTCTTCAGTTTGAACGATGAAAATTCCCGCGTTGCCATTTAACCCTTTTGGGAACAGAGAAGTTTTTGCTAATTCCTTCTCTTTTTCAAGACATTCATCTAGCGGATAGACACCAAGAAGTTCGACTTGAAAATCTTCTTTCAACGCACCATCTTCTAGTATTTTCTTGATATAGACTCCACCTTTACCATCAAGATGCTCTTTAAATCGATCAAGGTATGTCTTACCCTCTTTCCAACAAGATCCGATAATAGATTAAACCGGTTGGAATATGAATGATTTTATAAAGTTGGGCAATACTCAACTCACCAGAGATTTTCATCTGATATGCGTCCTTATTTGATCGATAAGAGAGTCGCTCGTTCCGATGAAGATGACATTGTTCACCGGGCTATTCTCGGGGTCGTTCGAATGACCGGCTGTAGCCTTAGGCTCCGCATTTTTATCGGTTAGAGATAAGAGATCTTTGTTGACTTCGGCGAAAGTTTTTACCAAGGCGGAAAAGGATTCGACCATTCTGGCGGATGGGTTCGAACGAACTTCATCGACAACGGTGTCGACAACGCAACTCATATCTCTGAGTAGATTGATAAGATTGTCTCTTACGGTACCATAATCCGCCTTTCGATGTTCTACCATTTGCTTGGTAAACTCGTCGTAGGTAGCCGGAACCGGTGTCGTAATTCTTGGGGCTCTTTCCAATTCTGTACTTTCGACTCCGAATGCGCTGGCAATTTGATTGTTCATTTTATATTTTCCATTTTTTGTTTTCTTTTAATCCAACCTCTTCTTAATCCTTCTTTATGTTTTTCAGATAAAGGAACTCCTTTATGAGATTCTGATATTGCTTTAGAATGCTCTTCAGAATGTTTTCTTCCTTTTCTGGTTTTACTCATTTTATTGCGAGTTTCATCTGAATGAGTATTACCAATATGAGATGAACTTAAATTCTGTCTCCATTCATCATCGAAAATTTTGCCTTTATTGGGTGAAGGTCTACCTTTCATTAACTCACTATATTTCATTATTCGTTCATCAGTTTTCTTTGTTAATCCACTATGCCAAGGATTATAGTTCGCATTTTTTAATCTTTCATCAGTTTTCTTAGTTAATCCTTTATTCCAGGCAAATGGCGGAGGTTGTCCGTTTCCTTTATTTAACCATTTTGACGAAGAGCATAAATTTAATTTATCAATAACCTTATGCTCCCATTCTCTGGCTTGAAGTGAGTCATTAAAAGTCTGTCGCACTTCTATTATATCAGGCTCTCCGTGTTCTTCTCGAAAGGCTTTAACCTTCTTTGATGACGTGAAATAGGTGGCCCAGAGATCATCCGGATGACAGTTTCGTGCGTATCGAACTCCGATAGTACCACTTATCTTGTTGAGACCATCCGAATTAAATAAGTGTAAGGTAAATACATTTTAATTCTCCTATAGATACATTAACATTTATTTATATCTATAGAATTTTAATTTTAACCTTTTGATTTATCTAACTATTGCATAAATTTTAGATCTTATAATGTCATTATAGCGATAATCTAAATAATCTTCCGCCACGACAGAGTAAGGAGTAAAAGTGTCTAGATCGGTGAATTCGTAGTATCCGGTTATCGGGTCGCTGATAGTTTCATCGACAACCATATAGGACCAGTATTCTACAAGTATGATGCGCCTTTCCATCGGATTGCCGGATGCGTCGGTCACCACTCCCCAGATACTACCGTTTCCGCTATGAGATTGACGGTTTTTTTGTTGCGTTATCGTTTTTTCAACCTGATAATCTCTGGTTGGCGACCATATCGTCTTTTGAGATATGTCATATAGATCTTGAGCCATCGATTGTGAATATACACCTAACAAAAGACCCACATTATCTAAATTTCCGACGAAATCGCCGATTGTGATCGATCTATTCGTATCATTTAATTTATTTACAGTTTCAGAATAGGTAGATAGTGTCGACGCCTCGAGTTAGCGTTGCTGCTGATGGATAAGGCCCGATACCGATATCTTGTGCGGAAGACATCTGCTCGTAACCGCGACAAAATGCGGCGGGAACGGATTGCACACCATAAGCGTCGGAATCATCTACTCGTAAGAAGTGCTGACGAGAGAACGGGTCTTTACTGCGATAGACGGCTACGTTGTTCGGTACATCCGAATAAACCTTCTCCCATCCCAAAGGCGCTACCTTAAGTTTGATTGCACCTCCGGTAATCGTGGTATTAGTCAAACCGCTGTCGGTCGCATCGAAAAGAATGGTGTCGTTCGTGTAACCGGTAATCTCCCACTCACCGTTAATCGCTTCTTGCTCTGCTCCGCTGATAAGGATGACCAGAGGAACCTTATTGTAACCGTGACCGTTGCTCGTTGCTGTGGCTATACCATTAGCATCGATAGTTAAAGAAGAAAGGGTCACTTCTCCGAAGCCGTTAACCAAGCAGGCATCGAAGACGCCTATCAGAGAACCTTGACCGCCACTGAAGATGGGATAGTTGGGATGACAGTAGAGAGCATCGACGGAACCTCCATACATGTACTTCGTCTTAATCGTGTGCGCCATCTAAATTCCTCTTAGCCGACAAAGAAATCCGGCGGAGTGCTTTCTTTCGAGAAGAGATCTGCTTCTAGTTGTTCGATTTCGGTGAGAGCATCCTGATAGATATCTCTACCGTTGAGAGTGATTCCGGAAGGTAATGTAAATCCGCTATATTTGAGCATATTCTGACCCCACTGTCTCTTAATTAGAGCCGTGGTATATTCTTTCAACCAGGGATTGTTCCATGTCTGCCTGTAGGTATTGGGATCGGAGAATCGGTACACTTCGAGAACCAGATAGTCTCCAGCTTTGAACGGATCCATCGAAGAATGAATTCTAATCTTATTGTGCTGCTGATTAAACTGAATGCGCTTCTCTCGACTGAAGAAATCTCTAACCATCGATAGATAAGATTGAGAGACCGTATACGAAGACAATCCGCCACCCGGTGGGTATCCGTCGCCCATAATCATGAACTGAGTTCCTAAATTCTGCATGAACGCTTGATACTCGAGATTGAAATCGCTGTATTCATTCCCGAGCATCATGATACCCAAGACCTGGTAGACCCATTCGCCCACTTCGAACTCTTTGGTATCTATCTCCTGCTGAGTAAGAGGACGGCTGACGAAGTCGAGATAGCTGCCTTCGTGATGAAATTCCCAATAGACCTCGATGGCATCTTCAATGCGATCATCTAATTGTTCGGGAGTCACATTGATTTGAAGAGCGGGATAGCCGAGTTTCCTCAAGCAGTAGTTTTTAAGATCTTCTCGACAAGTGAGCGACATTATGGGTTACCTCTAAGTGCCGGTGGCATCTGTAAACGGTCCTTCTCCGATCTATACGATTCCTCGCAGTGATTAGGATCGAAGAAGAAAATTTTATCGATTAGTTTTCTAGCCCATTGACAGCCGTCGCATGGGTCTGAAAGGCTTAATCTGTATGCTCTACTGCTGATACTCTCATCCGCCCAACCTCTGAAGTAGGTATTTACCAGCTGATCATGAGCAACGAGAATCTGCCATCTCCACCACTCAATCTCTTCCTGCTTACCCGGGGCAAAGAAGGTCCATAATATCACGGCCAAAGTAAGTATGATTGGTAAAGCAAGAACGAAAAGGATAATGGTTACCATATTCTATCCTTATGCGGCAAAGGTGATTTCCGAAGAAATCTTAAGATTACCGAGCGGGAGAATTACGACCAGATACGCCGTCTTGTCGCCAGCTTCCGTGATGTCTACATTGAAGACACCGGACGAACTGCAGATGAATGTTGCTGCTTTACCTGCGACCATCTCAATCATAGCGCCTGTGGTGCCTATTGCCCAGCCACCCGAGGGTGCCGTGGCAACCACGGTCGATCCATCTTCATTATCGCTGAGGTAAGCCTGAACTCCTGCTGCGATGGCTAGATTAGATCCCGCTCTATCTTTCAACTGAACATCCACTCGAATAACATCGGTAGATTCGGATCCTACGGTGAATGTCGCATCACCTATCAGCAGACTATCGAATAGCTCATTGATCGCATGTACCGAGCTAGACTTCGTGGTCGTTTTCAGCGTCGTTAAATCGCCCATCTCATTATCGAGTTCGTTGATAGCTCCGACGAAGGTGGATTTAGCATTGGTCGTCAGAGTGGAAAGATCCCCGTGTTCTCTATCCAGCTCATTTACCGCATCGACTAGGTTATCTTTATCCGTCGTGGTCAGGTTGGCGATAGTGCCTAGCTTGCTAAGAACTTCGTTGATAGCTCCGACGAAGGTGGATTTAGCATTGGTCGTCAGAGTGGAAAGATCCCCGTGTTCTCTATCCAGCTCATTTACCGCATCGACTAGGTTATCTTTATCCGTCGTGGTCAGGTTGGCGATAGTGCCTAGCTTGCTAAGAACTTCGTTGATTGCTGCAACTGCGCTCGTCTTAGCCGTCGTGGTCAGGTTGGCGATAGTGCCCAGCTTGCTAAGAACTTCGTTGATTGCTTCTACCGCATTATCCTTAGCGGTAGTCGATAGAGTGGATAGAGGACCTATTTTATCTACCAACTCGTTAATAGCTCCGACGAATGTTGCTTTATAAGTGGTCGTTAAACTCGATAGAGTTCCATGCTCCCCCTTCAACTCGTTTACGGCTGCAACTAAATTATTCTTGGCAGTGGTAGTTAAATTCGCCGGAGCACCGATATCACCATCCAACTCGTTGATGGCGCTGGTCACATCCTGCGCCGTTGTCGTGAGAGTGGCATTACCCAACTTCGTTTGATGTTCGTTGATAGCGGCTACGATGGTGTTTTTTGCCGTGGTGGTTAAAGTTGATAAAGGGCCAATGTTGCTGATAACCTTGTTAAGTGCCTCTACTAGAGTATCTCTATCTGCCGCGGCGACGTCTATCGTTTCTACATCACCTACTAAGGTTGCAAGTAAATTGGTCTTCTCTCTCCATTGATAGAAGTAATCATAGTTCTCTATTCTAGGAATCATAGTTTTCTTCCTTTGTGGTTTTTGTCTTTTTCATTTTACATTTTTCTCCGATGATGTTTAGAAAAATTACCCTTATCGAATGATTTCTTACAATATTGGCAGGTAATCTTTATTAAAAATGGGTGCGTTCCATTTGAAATCATTCGATGTTGAATCTCACCACCTAGAAAGTTATGAGTTCCATTTTTAACTCTTTCTCTTTGAATTTCACCACCTATAAAATGGTGTGTTCCGTCTTTGACTTTTTCATGACAATGATTATTTAGTCCGAACAAATGGTGAGTTCCATTTTTAACTCTTTCTCTTTGAATTTCACCACCTAGAAAATGGTGTGTTCCATTTTCTATGCGATTTCTCTGAACATCTTTTGAAAAATTTGTTCTTAAAAAAGAGTGATTACCATTTACGATCAGTCTTCTTTGTGTTTTTGATATAATGAAAGGGTCGACACTTTTTCCAGTTGACTGATTTAACCACCTTTCATCTCGAATAACACTCAATCTTCTTAAAACCTTATGCTCCCATTCTCGTGCTTGGAGTGAATCATTAAAAACTTGTCGCACCTCTATAACATCCGGTTCTCCTGCTTCTTCTCGTAAGGCTTTAACCTGTTTCGATGATGTAAAATACTTTGTCCATAAATCATCCGGATGACAGTTTCTTGCGTATCGAACACCATAATACCATCTATCGTGTTGCTTCCAACCGAATAAGATAGGTGAATGGCTTATAAGCCATAGTTCTTTATTCCTGTCCTGTTGATTGATTATTTTGACCTCGAAGAAGATCGAGTATGAGTTGGATGTTGTCTTCCAATCTACCCACTCTTTCTTCGAGGGAACCCAGTTGCTTACCCGTCTTTTTTCTTAATAGCGCGGTCCTGTATTTGTCTTCATCTACATTGATCACATAAGATTTATCGACTTTAACTAGATTCGGGTAGTTTTCAACTTTTTCAGTGCTCATGTTCTTCTTTCCATTTCTTAATAAATAACATTTGTCATATTCAACTCCCTTATAGTTGATTGTGATTAGCCACTTAACTATTGGCGTAGTTAAGTGGCTGTTTTTATTACATTTTACGTCACCGCGATACACCTGAAGGATTGGAATAGAGGAGGCAAAGCCGGATTCTTTGCTCTACCGACGATTTTAACCTTAAATGCACTAAATTCTTCCACCACTGCATCCCAGTCTTGTGTCACGAACGTGGTGTCGTTCGAGTAAACTCCCACTTGCATCTTGCTCATGGTGATTTCGTATTCGACTCTATCAGTTAAATCGACTGAATGATGGGTCTTATCTAATCCGATAACTCTCATCCATTTCTTGGTGTCGATATCGACCCCTTCATAAGGCGCCACTACCTTGATCCAAAGATCGTAATCGGCATTGATATCCTTGTAGACATCGAAGGCGATAACCAGGTCGGATGCAGGGTTGGCTAAATTGATTGTCTTTGTAACATACTTATAATTTTCCGATCCATTCATTGGATCGCTTTCACCGTGGAATCTGCCGGTCGAGTTAGGTTCAACTTCTATTTGAGCTTGTGTCACCCATTCTATTCGATTACTTACCGTGGTAATGCTAAAGGAGTCGGTGTTGATAACGGGACTGGTCCACTGATCGAGACTCTTGAATGATCCTTTGATTTTGACATAACGGCTATCATCGGTTAGATTGTCCGCGCATACCATCTTATGCGGCACATCCAAGAACATATCGTTGCTTACCACGAATGGTTTAACATCGAATGCTTGATAATCCTGACTGGTAAATGGACCATTAGGTGGATTATGACCGATGCCCTTATAGGTCCAGACTTCCGAAGCACCATAAGCCAGATAAGCACCGGAGGCGTTATAGAGTTCGTACTTCTCATTGATGGTGATCGAACAACCTTCTCCACCGAAGCGACCGGATTCCGTAGCGGTTCCGGAAGGCATTTGGATGATAAAGGTGTCGATACTATCTACTTCTACGACGGTGTGCTGCTTGCTCAGATCACCGAAGGCGAATCCATTAAACATCGACCCTGCTGGAGTGCCTTCTCTAAAGATACCGGATACGGTATTAAATCTTACAGTTCCGTCGGATTGGATATCGCTACCGACATATCCGACCTTTTCGATAAGATAATTATCATGCAATGCCTTATCCATTTGATCGCAGATAAACTCGGATCCGGCAGCGAACGTCCCCTTCATATCGGCTATCTTGATATAAGACTTGGTTTGATCGGTTTTGAAGTCGACCACCTTACCGGTAAAGGTGTTGGCGGCGTTTCTGATAATCATCCCGATCTGCATCTGTCCTTGACCGGCTGGAATCTCGATCCAGATCCAGTTATCTTCGAATAGAGATATGGTCGTCTTATCACCGGGTAGCAATCCGTGGTCTTCGATATAGACGCGCAATCTACTCTTGCCTTCTTCCGCTTCGAAAGGATCTCTATCTAATGGAGTCTTCTCGGGTTGGGCATTAAAGGATATCGACATATCTTGGCTCTTGAACTTGGCGGCATAGAGACGATATTTGATATCTTCTAACTGCTCTGCAGTCCAAGTCTCTCCGTTTTGACTTCTAAAACTGCTTTCGAGAGAAGGCTGAGTTTCTACGATCTTGTTAGGTTGATCGACAACCGGCATACCGAGTTTGGCAACCCAAATTCTCGTGTCAGGACTAAATCCGCCCACTATCAAGCAATAAGTCGTCCCACCTCTTACGAAGATCGGAAAATCGAATTCGACGTGGAATGCTTTGGTGCTATCTTCGCTGATATAAGGTTCGATTTCCGCGGGAGAGTGCTCTTTCTTACCCAAGGTTTGCTTGGTCGGGTAGCCGTTATCCATCGTTCTGATTTCGAAGAATATATCGTTTCCGGCGACTTTATCTACCGCCTGGAAGAAGATATCCATACCCGTTATGAAGTGATCGACAGGAAGTTTAAACCCTTGAGCAACCGGGTCTTGACATTTTGCGCACCAATTACAGCAAGTGCAACGTTGCCAACATCCACCACGACCATCGGGAACCATGCACTTCTGGCCTTTGTGGCAACCACCGCATAATGAACCATCATCGACTCTGCCGTCATCGCAGTTTACAGGTGGTGGATCGGGTGGATTATTAGGTGGCGGCGGAGGAGGTGGTGGTGCTCCAGGAACGACAACCACATCGACAACCGTTCTATTTTCAACCATCTGCTGAACATCTACTGCAGGAGTAATGACATTCATAGTCGTTTGTTGCTTGGAAACATTCAATCCGCCGCTAAAGAAAACGGCTTCGGCAACGGTGAATTCTAAATCCGCATCGCCGGTTTGATCTTTATCGGAAGAGAGTTTGAACTTTCTATCACCAGTATGGAATAAACCTCCGGGACAAGCGAAGACCCCGGCGATTTGGCCGTTCGGATCGGTTATCAGTTCACCATTCGGTGCGCCCTTCAATGTCCTGGTATACTCGCTTACCGGTTTGCCATCGAAGAACGCATAGACTTTAGAGTTAGCTTTCATCTTGGTCGCGAGGAACGTGATATCAGTCTCGCGCATCCACGGATTCAGAGAGACATCGGTTACCCTATCTCCCATATCGTAAGCCGTGGTGCGGCTTCCCATAGTCACATCATTACCGGTTCTTTGTTGCTGGGTGGTCGTGGTAACGGTCTGTCCTCCACCGGCTTGTCCTCCAGCAGCTTGCACATCATTACCGACGACTTGGACCGTCTTATTGAGGTCGACCCAGGCGCCCCAATGCTGTCCGAGTAAACCGTTAGCCTCGGCAAGTTTCCTTAAATCTTCCACACCCGTATCGACATTGATTGTCAGATCGGGTAGGCGAGTGACATCTGACCAGACATCCATATTGGGCAGTAGAACCATCTGTCCAGATTTCTTGAATTGGAAATAAGGGTTGATGCTGATATGCTTGGTCGCATAAGGCTGTTCGTCTATTAAAACGGAATCGAAATCGATAATAGCCATGGTGCCGATAAAACGGCAATTGCTATTGGCCTTATCGGGCATGAGATTCTTATTTCGTGCGGTGAACGCAGGACGAAGTTCTCTTCTCTTTCTGTCCATAGATGCTCTAAAGTCAGAAGAGATAATATCGCCTGCTTGATAATCTTGGAAGTTATCGGCGACGAACCCGTTCTTAAATCTATCTAACCCATTGGAGTCCTTGATAGACATATCGGCTGCTGATTTCTCTAACAGACTGAGCGCCGTATAGTATTCGATATTTTTAACGCGCTCTTCAATCTTACCGATATCGCGCATGGTATATCGTTTGTTCTCGATGTACTTAACCGAGATATCATTGATAGAGTAGGTGTATGGCTTCAAATAAATTTCATAGAGAGCCATCGCATCATCATCCACCTTAGGTGGTATCGGCTTATCCGCCGAAACACCGCGCTTGACATAGAGGAATCCGGCTTTATTGACGCAAAGTAAGTCGGTTCTTCCGAGATAATACTCGATATCGAATACGGCAGTGGAACCTATAACCGGTACCGTTTCTCCCGAGACTTCGCTTCCTATTTGGGTTGGTCTAAAATCGAATGAGCCGAAAATAGGATACTCGGTTTTATTAGAAGCCACATAAATCGGATTATCTTCATAAGATACTATACCGGAAGAAATCAAATTTCGATATGAGTCTACCGTGTAATATCCTAAATGAGATGAGGTATTGTGTTCTAGATAGATGACTCGGTAAGACCAACGCATATTAGCATTGGTCGGAATCGTTCCACTATAAACCATCTGGCTCTCGCCGTAGATGGAATCACCGTGATTAGCCCTCAGTGAGAACTGGCTGGTAATATCCGTTCCCGGGTCGTTGACATTGGTGATATCTCTTTCGATAACATAATCTATCTTGATGGCATCCGATATACCTAGATTGATAATCTTCGTACCGCTGAAAGGTGGTACATTAGGGTTGAACGTGTCATTCTGAATGAAGTCGTCCTGCTTCTGATTCTCTCCGGCGTTCACTCGCATCACGTTATGGACGATGCAGATCATCTTACCAGGAGTGGCTAGAAGCGTACCGGTACCGATGTCGACTGTGGTTCCTAGATTTAAGGTAAACTCGGTAGTCGTTATGGAGGTTTTACCGGAGATGTTAACCATTCTGGCGATACCGGATCCCTGATCGGTATCGATGATCGTGGCTACGGTTCTATTCGGATCGAATTCTTCGAAGAACTCATTCGTAGCCGAACTGAATGTCACGGACCCGCTAGAATTTAAGAAGCCAATCAGTTTCTTTCTCAAGAATATCTGTATGCTTCCCGGAGGATTCGGGTTTCCGGAATCGGCGATACTTCTCAGAGACCTGATATTTTTTCTTTGCAGTTTCCAGATCAATTCGGTCTTACCGGGATTATAAAGGGTGACGGATGCGTTTTCGGGCAGTGCTTTGAATCCACGAGTCCCGGTCGAGTCGGCAAAGCATTGTGCTTGCGTGATCGATTTGCCGGCAGCCATCTGAAGATCGAAGATGTAGTATTTGAAGATTGCCGGAGTGGTATCGGAATTGATAGTTCCACTCACATAGTTCACATCGTAGACTCGGAAGGTTCCGATAATGCTACCTGTCGGATTCTTGCCTCCATCGAAAGGTCCATCGTAGATGTTAATGATGGTGTCGTCGATGACAGCGCTTTCGTTTGCCTTGTTGGGATAAGACGAATAACTCTTCAGAGGTATCAAGTTGATAGAGGTTCTTTCCTCGAACCTCTTAATGAACGAAGCTTGCTTTTGAGATTCTCTGGCTTTGTAACTTCTGATATACTGCTCGCCTTCGTTCTGGAATCTATATCCCTTCACATAGGAGATACCACCACTTACCACTATTCTGACATAGTTAGGATCTCCATAAATCGAATATCCCATATCATCTTTTACGGAAGACGCCAATTCTTCGATAAACCTGACTTTGAACGGGATCACCGTGAAGTTACCATTCGTCTCATAGGTTCTCTTGGCGATCATATCCATGATATCGGCATATTCGGTGTCGCTCTTCAGGTACTGATAAACACCTTTATCTACCTTGGCGAGAAGAATGAAATTGTCGCCATCTTCTGCGGTAAGAGATCTCTTGGTTAGTGCGAGAGTGATTTTATAGCGGTCGGCACCCGGAGCAGAGGCGTTCGGATAACCCAAGGAGTTATCGAGAAGAGTTTGGTCGTCATCGCTCGTAATAATTTCTTGTACGAAGTCGAAGCCTATCTTACAATTCGGTGTCTCATCGTATTTGGATATCAGAATAACCTGGCGGAGATTTTCTACGAACATACCTTCATAATAGAAGACTCCTTCGTCGATAGTGAACAATCTACCAATGCCCGTTACCGGGATCGTATCTTCAAGAGTAGACCCCACGCATCCCGGGCATCTGACTTTAACCGAATAAACGGCTATACCGTTCTTATCATAGACATTAAGAGTTTCGCCGGGAATGAAGTTGAAGGTCTCTCCATCGATACCGATAGACTGATAAACGAAGTAAATCGTATTGGGATCGTCGCCTTCCTTTGCCGCCGCATAGACTATGACAGCCGTGATTCCGGTTGTCTGTCCGGTTACTATGGTGCCTTCGGTGAAGTACCTAATGTCTACCGCTTGAGAGTTCCATGGACTGATATCATCTAATCGTGCATAAGATTGCGGAGAGTAATTCGCTCTTGCATTGCTAATTCTCGACCCATTCTTAAAGATGTGATTGGCGAATCTTTCGATTTGGTTTTGAAAAATACTCTGAATTTGATTGAGTTCTCTGGTTTGAACAGGTCTCCCTGGTCTGAAGAGAACTTTCATATAATTTCGGCTTCTTTCGAAATCATCATAATATGGTGTGCGAGCAAAGTTCATTTTACTCATTAAATTGTCTCCTGAAACTTTTATTGTTTATTTATAAATAATAAGTTGCCTTTCGCGATGTTCCACCATCCAAAGGCTCTACTACTCGTTACAGGAGACAGCAGCATGGTTTACTATATCATTTATAAAACTACGAATCTAATAAACCGGTAAGACTTATATCGGGCGCCATAAAACCACTCGTCTTAATGATGGGTATATAGGCTCTGGTTCTACATTAAAAATTGCCATTAAAAAATATGGTAAAAAGAACTTTTTAGTAGAACACATCTTCTTTGCATTTTCAGGTGGAGATTTAATCTGGGCTGAAAAATATTTTGTTGATTCTACTTTTGTTAATAGGAAAGACACTTATAACCGATCATTGGGCGGTATAGGAGGTTTCGTTTCCATCCCATTAAAAACACGACAAAAAATGTCTGCTGCTCATAAAGGCAAACCTAAATCAAAAGAAGCCTCTATCAAAAGTGGTCTTTCTCGCCGAGGCGCAAAAAGAACACCAGAGCAAATTAAAAGACTATCAGATGCTCATAAAGGTTATAAATGGTCCGAAGAACGAAAAATATCATACTCCAAAACCCAATCAGGTCGTTCTTTCTCTGAATCTCACCGTCACTCCATTTCAGTATCTGCTTTAAACCGACCAAGGTGCTCCTGCTTGTTTTGTCACAAAGAATTGCCGATCAATAATCTACAATACCATCTTTCACACAATTTTAATTGTTTAAAAATACAATGTAACTAAAATGTTACGGCTATTTTAACATCTTCTTCTTGCCCATTATCTCTAATCACCTTTTTCAAATTGTTGATATATAGAACATATCCTCTATTAGCATCTATGTTATTAAGAATGAGAGAACCATAGCTGGAATGAGCCGGACCGAGGTAATATTGATTGTATGCCGGTTTGCCGGTCGTTTTATCAACCACGTCAGTAATCAACGATACCTGCCTGAAAGCGTTCGCTTCACCAATAGGGAGATAGGCTGTTTCTTCTGAAAAACGCGCGTTGATTATGGCGGTGTTAGCACATAGTTCGGTGACGATATTGTATCCATGCCCTTCTTTAGGAGCGAATACGGCTTCTCCCACTGCACCTGCTGCTCCAGGAACGATGAAGCCCATCACATCCTCCGAGTAGCCTGCGCCACCATCGGTAATGGTGAATTCTTGTAGAGTATTGCTCGGCGTGATAACCACGGACACGACAGCATCTTCCGTTGGAATATTGGTAGGATCATATAGAAGAAGTGTAGCGCCCGATGTATAATTAGACCCAGCATTACCGACCGTGATATTCGTGATAACACCGTCGGTAACCGTAATCGCGCCGACGGTTCCGCCTGTTCCAGTTGTGCCCGATCTCTGGACGATAGCATAGACTTTAGATGTCAAATCATAACCGCTTCCGATATACGCCGGATTGACTAAAATTTGTCTCAAGGTGTTATCGAGTGAATTTTTGGTGGCATACGCTTGAGCCGCCACCAGAGGAGAGCCACCTGAAATGGTTGCAATCATAGCACCCGGAAATGCACCGGTTTTCTTGAGTACTCTGAAGGTGGAAAGACTCTGCTTGGCTGCAGATGTCTGAACATCCCATTGACCCGATCCGTCGTCTTCGACTTTATATCTCACGGGAACGAAATCTTTGGTTAAGAAATAAACGGCGTCGGCATCTAACGACCCCATATACTTCCAGACATAGCCGTCGGCTAAGGTATTCATCGAATTACCGATATCAGTAGGCATCGATGTGCTCATTCCGCCATTGTTATTATTGATGCACTTGTAGATGTTATTATCTTCAGTAAAGATATAGAATGGGTGCTCGTAAGACTCTGGTCCATCTATCGCCAGCGGGTCTTTCTGATCATCGTATTGACTATAAACCGTACCCGTTTCCCAATTATATCTCTTGATGGCTAATCTAAAATTATTACCGGTTACTCTTTTCAATGCAATGATGTTCTGTAGAACATCGTAGTCGTTGATATCGTGTACTTCGGCATCATCGGGAATCAACTCGTTAGTCCATGCAGTCTTCTTGCCGATTGCGACAAAGAGGTTTCGTTTGAACATCTGATTGGTGCTCAAATACTCCACCCATATCCAGCTGATTCCACCATCGGAGTCTGTTCCGTTTACATGAGTAGGTGCAATGCTTCCGCTGGTGCCGGTTTCTTTAGCAATGTATTTGTTGTTTCCATAATAAACGCTATCTCCTTCGACATATGCTGTCAATGGTAACCACTCATCTATCTGATTTACGGATACGTTATCGATCAAACTGCTTGCCACGAAGTTTCTAATTTTCGGTGTAAATTTCGCTGCCATTTTCTATTCCTTCCTATTTCTTTAAGTTATTTATACTGAAATAAAAACGATCTCTGCATCTAATGCCTTATCCATAATCAACGAGTCGTCGTTGACTTTCTTTCTGGATAGCAATTCGGCATTCGTCGTTCCCAATGGTGGATCTCCGCATGTCATGTTATCCCATACTTCGATAGTGTAAGAGTAGTTATCTCGACACTCCTTAAACCAATTCAATCCCGACTGCGGATTGACCATATGGTTATAATCGACCGACGTGCGATACTTCGTTATAGGATAGATATCGAGAGCCTGGCTGATATAATAGTGCGGATCGGCAGTCCATTCTTCCTGTATCCAATCATAACCACCCACCCAGTTCATATAATTCTTATCGCTCAACTCTTTGAACCAATGAAGATTGTAAATCGGGTTAATCATATAAACGTGGTCGTACCCGAAGATGTTCTTGATGATTGTGATGTAGAAAATGCTATCAAAACCACCGTTGGGCGGTCGGAATATATCGGAGAAAGCGATGTCTAATATGGCAAATCTTACGAACCCGGACGGATGACACCACTCATCTAATATGGCATCCGATTCCTTTCTCGGGATGGCGGAGTAAGTGTAATAGGAGAATTGCTGGTAATAATAAGAATCAAGAAGAGTCGAGTTTAGCCCGAGAACCCCCTCCATCGATTTCCAAGAAGGTCTTTCACTGAATACCGAATTGATCGTGGGAGTCAGTACGGCTCCGGTTCCGTTTTTAGAAATCACGGTTATTACAGGGTCGGTATAGGAGTCTACAAATGGGTCTATGCTTTCTATGCTTTCTATTTGACCGAATCGTATCGCTCAACGAAATGATATTGGCACCCGAACCCAAATTCGATTTGATGACCATAGTCGGCAAATCGTCGTAACCGTAGCCGTGATTGTAGATATCGATTTTAGATATGGAACCTAAACCGCTAAAATACCCACTCGTATCTCCGAAATTATGAATCGTATTGGAAATGAAAATTGATCCATTGCCGGTAATCGTGTGTGCATAATTGGATTCATCAGTGAACACCGTTGAGTTGTTGATACCATCGAAGTTCATTAAAAGAGTGACAGAAGAGAAATCCGGATCGCTATCATCGAAATCGGTAGTGGGAAGAGCGAAATGCTGCGTATATCGAGCCAGTCCTTTCGTAATTCTTAATTCATCTATATATCCAACGAAAGCGTATTTTTGATTATGATCGAGACCTATCAGCAAATCTTCCGAAGATGATATACCCGAAGTTACCGTATCTCTCGACGATTCGACACCATCTACGAATAGCCTAATGGTATTGGTTGATCGAGTAACCGCCACATGGGTCCAGCGTTCGCTTCTAATCTTTCGAGTCGATGTAAAGGATTGATTAGTCGTTCCGAACATTTGAAACGCCAATTTACGAGATCCATTGACTTTGAAGGTCCACCCTTTGTTTTCTGTCGGATGCTTGTTCGTGCATAAGATCATATCCGTATTCGAAACCGGCATATAAACCCACGCCTCAACAGTGAAGTCTCCCGAGGAGAAATCGAACCCCGAGTGATTGGGTATAGATAGATAGTTTTCCGATGTATCGACTTGAGAAACGACAGCGGAGAACGAATGCCCTTTAGATCTCGGTGCAGTGAATATCTGATCACCGACAGCATAGCCGTTACCCCCATCTATGATTATGAGGTCGCTTACGGATCCCTCTTTTAGAGTTTTAACTCTTGCATTGCCGATAACTCGGGTACCGGATATCAGAACCTTATCACCGATGGCATAGCCTTTACCCGGATTAGAAATTTCTATACCCACATTATCCACGAAGTTTTCAACAACCTTTACCCCATTCGCTTCCGAATAAATCTCGATACCCTCTCCCTTCTGAAAGAAGCGATACGGTGCATCGATTTGGATTCTTAGATAAATCGAGTTCAAACTATAAATCAAACTGATACTTTCGACGGAGCATTCGACTTTAGATGATACTCCTCTGATCACTAACTCGTAGGAATCGGAAAGAGATAAAATCGTGTCAAAATCTGTCGTTCCATAATGATTGGTAGTCGTATAGACGAAGTGCCTGCCCGAATAGGTGGCTTGACTGGGGATCAAAAGAAACTTCCTGGGATAATCGATTATCACATCGACTCCGATAGAGAACTTTGAATAAGAACTTAAACGATGCTTCGCTACCTCTACTTAAATAGAAATCTCTAAGATGGATGATAAGTTCTTTCTTAGGTATAGTTAGCGTGTTCTTGATATCGAAACCGCAATCGGATAAAATTTTATCGATGAACCCCGCAATTTCGTTGTTCGCTTCGCAGTTCTCATAGAAGGTCTCTAATACTTCGAGGGGGTTACCTCGTTCCTCTAAGAAGGTGTAAAAGTGGTCAATAAAACGAGAAAAACTCTTATACTCTCTTCTTATGAACTCGGGTTTCTTCTCGATTATGATGGGGCTGATAAAATTACGCATTAGTTAAAACCACTCGTATTTTAGTAATTCGAACGATGTTTTGGAGGTAAGTCTCGATATCCGGATTAACGGGTGTGGCAGTGAAGTTTATGATGCCGTTTGTCACGAAATTGTTATTGACGAGTATTCCGTATTTAGGGAATTGGTAGTAGATAACGCCTTTAGTATAATCTACTCTTCCGAACGATTTAGCTAAAAGTTTGGTGTTATCGGCAGCCTTATAAATGTAAATCATTCCATCCGAAGCATCGGCAAAGTAGCAAGTGTCGATTCCATAGGTGAACATCGAACTTTTGATACCGGTCTGGATAGGGTTACCGATGATAAGAGCCATCTCTATCTCCGATTGATAGATGATGTTCTGATCTTTATTGATAGTCTTCTTCGAATAGCAACTCTTGATGGCGGGGACGGTTTCCTTGATACTCGCCATCAAATCGACATCGCTTAAGAAGTTGTCGAATATATTCAATGTAGAATTGTTGTAATCGGTTATAGTATCGACGATGAGTTTTTCTATCTGTCCGAAGGATAAAGTCGTCTTCTTGTTGTCGACTTTAGCGTATACGGTCAACTCGGTATTGACGAACTCCGGATCGATGAAAACGGGTTGCATACCTACCACGCAATACTTGCTTATCAGCTTATTCTGTATATCCTTTTTGGCGGTAAGCGTCAACTTATCGGCATACTTCGGCTTGATACTCAAGTAAATCTTGCCATAATCTTTATGGATATTATCTTCTCCGCCCCATACATTGATGCTGTCGATATTGCGAAAATCGCTTATGATAATCGATTTAAAATCGTCGGATGTTACGATTCGATTCTGTCTTCTATAGTGATGAGGGATAGTAAAACGAAGGCTCTCCGCCGTCTCCGGCTCGCACCCGCCGCTAGAGATGGTTCCCGGTTCCGCAACCACTACGAAATCTTCCCAATTACCGATGTTGCTTTCTGTCGGAATGTCTTGCGATGGTTTGTTAAAGATGAATTTCTTGCATCCGTTACCGCTTTCACCATTGCTCGATATGTAATAGACATAAACGATACTTTTATTGCCGGGCATCTTCCCGAAGACATCGTTACCGAATATCACTTCGAAGTACCCCTCTTCCTGCGTGGTTAGGTAATAGATCCTCGAGTTAGAATCGATTTGAAGAACATTCGTGGCCAGAAAATACTCTTCTCCCGTCAGGGCGCCATCCGGGAAGACGATCATTCTGATCGTATCTATATCGACATTTCTATCTTGGATGATATAGCGTTGATTGAGTAGTGATGTGTCTATCTTAAACTTCCATTCCTGAAATTTACCTTCGTAAATGGTGAAGATATCGGAGGAGTAAACGGCGACGGGAAACGAAGCATAATCGATATTCTTCACGAAGATGTCGTCTATGGTGTAAAAGATTCTTTGATCGAGATCCAAATTATTGCCCGAGAAAGAAGTCCCTCTGGGAATCAAAATACTTTTACTCATCGGTTCATACTGATCGGGGTCGTTGGTGTCTATATTGATTGTAAGAGAGATATCGGCTCTTGCGCTCGTTCTACCTCTAGGAACATAACCGGTCAGTTTGGCTTTGGATAGTAAACTTTCTCTCTTAACCGATGAGTCTATAAAACTTTCATTCAATAGCATCTTCACATAGTAACCGATGTAATGGGTATTGTAACTCAGAAGATTGATGAGTGTAGAAATGCCGCTCGCCTGAAAGTTATAATCTTGATAAATCGGATTACCTTGGCCATCGGTTTGCGATTGTAAGAAAGATATTAAATTCTCTCTGATATCGGGATAATCGAGTGAATTGATAGGAAGTTCGGCTGTCGTTATCATTGGTTTTCCTTAACGAATTCTCTGGAACTGCTGGGTGAAGGTATCTGTTATATTGAGAGCCTTAATCTGGTAAGTGACCGTGACTTCGAAACCATCATCGGAATCATAGGGAACCACCTGAGCGGATATGAACTTGACTCGTTTTTCATAAGTTTTTACAGACCATTCTATTCTCTTAACAAGATTGGATATTGTTAAATGATTGATATTCTCGAAGAGATAATGTCGCATATTGACAAATTCGCTCTGATTGAAGGGTATATCAAAAGGATTTAACAAAAACAAAACCTTAATCGACTGTCTAATCGATTCTATGTTGATCTTTGGAGTGGTGTTTCCGGTAAGAGGATGCGGGATGAAATCTAAATTGATGTCTGAATAGTTAATGATTTCCTTCATTCTTTAACCTCCCTCGAAAACTTTTTACATCTTTCGCCATGCCATCTGATGTAGTTTGTTTTCATCATTGTGACGCCGCAATACTCGCAGGTTATTTTTGGTATAGGTTTGCCTTGGTGTGATTTTCTCATTTTATCTTTTGTTTCCTCTGAATGATGCTTTCCAGTTTGAGTTATTCTTAATTTCTCGATGGTTTCAGATGAATGATGATTACCATACCAATAACTCTTATCTCCAATCAATGATAATCGTATTTTATTTTTATGTTCTTCCGAATGATGCTTACCATACATTGGGTTGTTTGGTCCCATTTTACCTAAACTTAACTTTTCGCGATGACTATCTGATTTTGCTCTTCCTTTATGAGCAACCGAAATTTTATCGCGCGATTCTTTCGACAGCGTTCTTCCTTTATTATTTCTCGAAATAAAATTTATCACTTCTTGAGTGTGCGTTTTGCCATACATCGGATTATCTTTTCCGATCATTGGAGGTATAGATTTTCCTAACCCTCGATTCAACCATTTCTTATCTTGAATAACCTTTAATCTTCTTAAAACTTTATGTTCCCATTCACGGGCTTGAATTGAGTCGTTAAAGGTTTGACGCACTTCGACAACATCCGGTTCTCCATGTTCTTCTCGGAAAGCCTTAACATGTTTTGAAGAGGTAAAATAAGAAACCCATAAGTTATCAGGATGACAGTTTCTAGCGTATCTAACACCATAATACCACTTATCGTGCTGCTTCCATCCAATCAAGTAGGTGAAAGGGGTATAAGTAAATTTAAGCATTCGACTTCTCCAAAAGTTGAATGATTAGAAGCCCGGTAATCTACTGATAATAGATACGGGCTTTGCTATTTAGCCGCCTTCAAAAACATTCGTACTCCCAGTTAATATGCTACTTGTGCAGCACACCATATCGCCTACTCTGGCAGCAGGGATTCCATTTACAAATACTGTTGAACTCCCAGTGCAAGTTACACTAGCGTGGCAACCCGGATCACAGCAATGAATAGCCCAAGCATCACCTAATCGATGATGTGGACGGCTATTAACAAAGACATTCTCACTTCCTTGCACATTCGGTCTAGGTGGCCAGCAGTGGTGCCCGGCTAACCGGGTACACAAATCTGCAAGTCTAGCAGTTGGCATACCCATTATAACCTCCTTTCTACGGTAGATTTATCGCAGCCTATGGCTTTTTTAATCAAATTGGGTGTCATTGCCATAACTCCGTATAAATCTTTAATGTAGTTCGTAAATTGTTGATCGTCCGAGAACCCAAACTTTCTCGCTGTTTTATCTCTTTTTCTTTGTTTAACTGCTTCATTCTTCATCGGGTTGTTGATTGTCATCTTTGTTCGTAATTCATCTTTTTTCTTTTCTGTCCAATTAAACGGCCTCTTTCCTCGATGATACCCGAGAGGATGACTCCTTCTCGTTTCTACCATCTGATCTCGGCAAATCTGTAAGTTCATCGGATTATTTTCGGTTGAAAACGCATTTATCGGGTTGATACCATCAGGATATCTTTGAAAAAGAGTCTCTCGTCTTCTTTGTTTAGACTTTTCAATTTGCATCACATTGACCCATCGACCATTTACAAATTTGGTATAAGATCCTCCACCACCCTCTACGATATTATAGGTTAAAGAATCCTCTACCCATTCTCTATTTACAAATTCTTTCTCGGCCCAGATTAAACTATCATAGTCGAAAGCATAGAATAAATCGTGTCTTTCAAAATTTTCAGAACCGTACTTTCTAATTGCGCTCTTTATCCAATTACCTGACCCAAGATATCCATCGTTAATCTGATTGGTTTGATGCCTACCACGATATCTTCTACCATTTTTAAGATTGACTGTTTCATAAATTATAAAATACACTTTGTCATTCTCCTGTTCTAATCTATTTCTACTATTTATTCATCTGCTTAAGAAACTCGACAGGTTGGACCAACCTGGCAGAATTTGGTTGACGTGATATTCTTTATGAAATCTGTAAAGCAAGATTTCACCACTTTGGTTCTTCTAGGTTCGGGATTGAAGTTAACCACGATTTCTGGTATCGGATCGCAAGGGCAGAGCGTACTGATTATAGGTACGAGTTCCGTCGGTTCTACTACACCGCATTGAGCAGTATCGCAGTCATCCACCGGTGCAATTACCGTCAAGGATGTCTGTTGATAGACATCATCGCACTTGCATAAAGTCTTCGGTACCGTCAACATCGTTTCAATCCTCGTGTAGATCTACGGTAAGATAGGTTCCTGTTGTCGTAACTACCGTGGTTGGCAGTTTCTGATTCTCTTGCTCTTTTAGATTTAGCATGATATAGTCTATGTCCTCTTCTCGGCGACCGCCCTCTTTTAATTGACTCGTGTAATATCCTATCAAACTTTCTACGGCTTTTAGTTCTCTTTCTTCGTCGGTCAAAAGATCTTCTACGATTCCCGCTTTAACGATCATCTTCTGGAAGTATTCGGATTTCTTAAAATTATCTATGAAAGTTTGTATATACGGGTTATCTTCTCCCGGAGGATTCTTTAGAACATTCTCATACCATTGTAAGAAATTTAATACCACTTCTTGCTCCTGAGTAGTCTCCATCTCGCACGGGCAAAGAGTAAGCGGTATCGGCTGAGGTACGAATGGCTCCGGCTCTATTTCTCCTTCGCAGCAGATGTCCGCGGGTATTGGCTCTTCTGCTATCTCTTCGAAAATCTCTTCCTCATATTCTATCGGAGGTTTATTATCTCTATCCCAGGACCAGTTATTATGTATTCTAATGCAGAACCACTGCTCTGCAATCACATCGGGCAATTCGGAAATCCAGACTCGCAGTTTAAATCTCCATTGATGCCCCCACGGCTGCCAGTTATCGTCCATAGCAAAATACCAGTTCTGCGAGGGACTCAAATCGATAGTATCATTCGTGCAATCAAGATTGGGTAAGATTCCCCAGATATCTCCAGATAGAGTCATCTGTAATCCATCAGGCAACGCACCTTCAATTATACTGAAGTAGAGAAGTTTATCGCATTTTTTCTCAACGTAAGAAAACTCTAAATCGAAACTGTTTAATGCTTGTCCCGTATATGCCCTAGGAGCCAGTTTAGAGTATATCTGATACCCCGTAAAATTTCCGATGAATGTACCGGTATAGGCAGTCGAAGCGGAGCCGATACAGATAATGTAGGTTCCCACTGTAAAATCTTTCTGGAATGTCATTATCAACTCGGTTATCAGGACGGTACCAAGAAGAATTATGGAGTTACCTCCGAGCAACTGATAGATATTTACTGTCACACCGATATTAGTCGGAGGTGTTGCCGGCACCAAGCTGATGGTAAACTGCGCCGTCTCTTGCTGAATTATATTCAAGAGGAATAGCTGCTTTTGGGAAAAATTGATAGATATCGGAAACAAGGTATTCGTGGTCAACTCGGTTATAGAATCAAGTTGACCGGTATCTATTTTAGTCTGGATGGACTGAACGCAGTTCATATTTAGATTATACCTTTACGATTTTGCCATGATTTTTTAAGAGATTCGCTCATTCTTTTCTTATACTCATCCGAATGTGTTTTTCCGAAAGTCCAATGGTTTTCTCCGCAAACTTTTGGTCGTGTTTTTTCTATTCTATTTTCTATGGCTTCTTTGGAAATTTTCTTGCCATACATAGGATTCTTATCGCCTTTCTTGCTCTCGCTTATTGCTTTTTTGTGAGATTCCGATAGGCATCGTCCTTTTAGAGACTCTGAAATCTTTGTTCGAGTTTCTTCGGTTGTTTTTGCTCCAAGGCGCCTTTTTCTTGTTGCCATGCCAACTTTCATTTTGACAACATCTTTAAACATCGGGTTGTTCGTTTTCCAATCTTCCGATGAAGAAATCTTTCTATCATCTGTCCAAGATTCGCCTATACGTTTTTTATGCTCATCTGATAAAGTATCTTTCGAACAGAAAAATTTTCCTTGAATACCACAATTTAAAAACCTTTTATCTTTAATTGCATTCATTCTACGAAGAACTTTAAACTCCCACTTCTAAAGCGAGTTCGCAGTATAATATTTCTCCAGAATAAAAGATGAGTAACCACGGCGGGAAAGTGGTTAACGAGGGCGATAAATGCTCTCCGCCATAGTTGTTATTGACTCGAATCACTATATCATCGCTTAGAATACATGATAGCTCGGCAAGTACCGAGTGATAAAACGGCTCGCCTTCTACCGGCACCGGATTAGCTAACTCGGCGATCAGATCGCCGTCCTCGTTCTGGAATGCAAAATCATTATCAAAACATCCGGTCTCTTTGAAACGCACATGGTATTCTATCGATATCTCGCACTCACCACTCGCCCCGGTATAGCATATGAATGGCTCTTCATAGAATCTGAATTGTAAGGTTTCTCCGGCGTAAACTCTTGGGAACATTGCCACTTCTAAAGCGAGTTCGCAGTATAATATTTCTCCAGAATAAAAGATGAGTAACCACGGCGGGAAAGTGGTTAACGAGGGCGATAAATGCTCTCCGCCATAGTTGTTATTGACTCGAATCACTATATCATCGCTTAGAATACATGATAGGGTAGACCCCGAATAGAAAACATCAGCGTAGCAATCTTCAGGAAGAACATCGTTCATCTCTACCACTAACCAATTACCGTTCGGAACGAAGTAACCTTTACATAGCTTGTGCGTTAAATCGGCATCGAATTGATTTAAGATGCCTTCTGTTCCTTCGGCAAAGTCGACCGACAGATAGCCATCATACTCCTTAAATTCAAGAGTATGACCGACATCAAATTCTATTGAAAGTCTAGGGTTGCATCTTAAATCAACCGAGAACACCACTCTATCGCCATCGCTAATCGCTTCGGGTAGGTAGTCTTTCACGAACAGATGCATCATTAGATTATTGCTCAGAGTCTCTCTTCTGACTCCACAGCAGGCATCGGTATTCAGATCGAAGTAAGTCGCGGAACCAATATCGACTTGCGTCATTATACTCGTTCTGAACATCACATAGAGATCGGCGTGGTGTTTGATATCAAAAGTGGTTAGAAGTTCGGTACCAGGATAAACTCTAAATGTTCCTAGTCCTTCGCTCTTACCAACCTGGAGAACTGCCAAGCAATTCTCTCCAGTACCCATTACTGAGGTCTTAAAGATATCTGTTGTAGAAAGAGAAGCCTCTAGTAAGGCATCTCCATAAAAATGGATATTCGGTTCGCTATCTATCTGATTAACGACGGCATAGGTTCCGCTATAAGATCTACCGATAGGCAACTGGAAGGATATCTGAAGACCGATAATCGCTGTCTGATCGCTATA